CCGGCGTCACATGGCACCCGATCGCCGTCATTCCCGCCGATCGCCACGACGGGCGCGATGTGCTTCTGTGGAAGGGGCGTTCTGTGCTATCGTCATGGTGTGACGGCTGGTGCGACCCGGTCGGCCGTCCGGTAACCGGCGCGACGCATTACGCCGATGTCGAGGGTCCCGTATCATGACCGCGATCAGTGACCATGCGGTGTTGCGCTACCTCGAACGGGTCAAGGGCGTCGACATCGCTGCGGTGCGGGCCGAGATGGCCAGCCCGGCGCTTGACCAGGCGGTGACGTTCGGAGCGCCGGTGCTGATCGGCAAGCATGGTGAGCGGCTGGTGATCAGGGGCGGGATCGTAGTCACGGTGATCGCGAAAGCGCGCAATGCGGGAAGGACGGTGAAGCATGTCGGATAAGCGAGATAGCGACGGACGGTTCGCGCCGGGCAATCGCTTCTGGGAAGCTAGGTCCAGTCATGGGCGCAACCCACTGTTCACCGACCCCGACGCGCTGTGGGCGGCGTGCTGCGAGTATTTCGACTGGAACGATAGCAACCCGCTCTACGAGGACAACCTCGTGACCTTTCAAGGCCACGCGACACACGAGCCGCTAGCCCGCATGCGCGCCATGACCATCGGCGGCCTGTGCATGTTCCTTGATGTGGACGAGACGACATGGCGCGGCTGGCGGGCCGATCGTGCGGATTTAATCCCGATCATCTCACGAGCCGAAAGTGTGATCTACCGTCAGAAGTTCGAGGGAGCGTCGGCGAGCATGCTCAACCCGAATATCATCGCGCGGGACCTAGGTCTTGCCGACAGGAAGGAACTGTCGAATCCAGACGGTACGCTGGCGCCAGTGGTCGTCGAGTTCATCACGCCTCAGGTAGCAGATGCGCGCGAGGATTGAGGAACTTCCCAAGCTGACGGCCAACTTCGCTCGCCCCGCCCGTACTCGGGTGTTCAAGGGCGGGCGTGGCAGCGGCAAGACACGTGGCCTTGCTCTACGATCGGCACTGCGCATCTACCAGCTTGCACAACTTGGCGTAGAGGGAGTATTTCTCGCCAGCCGCGAACACCTTAACAGCCTTGACGAAAGCTCGATGGAGGAGATTAAGTCGGCCATCCGCAGCGAGGCTTGGCTGACCGACTATTTCGACATCGGCGAAAAGTACATTCGAACACGTAACCGGCGCATAAGCTACGCCTTCGCTGGTCTGCGCCACAACCTTGACAGCATCAAGTCCAAGGCCCGCATCATCGGCAACTGGACCGACGAAGCCGAGAACGTCAGCGACCTTGCCTGGCGCAAGCTGATCCCGACCCTACGCGAGGAAGGCGAAGGGTGGCAGGCCGAGAACTGGATCAGCTACAACCCGGAAAGCCCCGAGAGCGCGACGCACAAGCGGTTCATCGAGCAGCGTGAGGCCGACTGCATCGTGTCGGAGGTCAACTACACCGACAACCCGTGGTTTCCGTCGATCCTCGAAAAGGCTCGGCTGGCGGACCAGCGGCTACGGCCCGACACCTACGACCATATCTGGGGCGGCGCGTTCCTCACGCTGACCGACGCCCAGATCCTCGCCGGCAAATACGTGGTCGACGACTTCGAAGCCGATGCGGAGTGGGATGGTCCGTACCAGGGCGGCGACTTCGGCTTCAGCCAAGACCCGGCCGCAGCGGTGCGGTGTTGGATCGGCCACGACCCCTATGCGCGTGAGGGCTTCGGCAACCGCGGCTATGGCGACAACTGCCTGTGGATCGAGCACGAGGCCGGCAAGATCGCGCTAGAGCTTGACGACTACGCCGAGTACATCGGTGAGCTGATTCCCCGTTTCGATGCGCACACGACGCGGTGGGACAGCGCGCAGCCGGGTATGATCAGCCACCTCAAGCGGCACGGCCTGCCCCGGTCGGAGCCGGTCGAGAAGTGGCCGGGCAGCGTTGAGGACGGCATCGCCTTCCTGCGCAACTTCGATCGGATCGTCATTCATTCGCGTTGCGCCCAGACGGCGCGTGAGGCGCGACTCTACAGCTACAAGGTGGATCGGCTGTCCGGTGACGTGATGCCGATCGTCGTTGATGCGCATAACCACTACATCGACGCGACCCGGTACGCCTTAGCCCCGATGGTTCGGGCGCAGTCGAATGAGGGATGGATAATGACTCGCTGACCGCGCAGCGAGCGGCAATGGCCTGCACCGGGCGGCACGAACCTGTAACGAAGCACGCAACATTATTGCTCAAACACGCAACTTAGCGTAACTATGCGGCATGGCTGCCAACGGGTCTTTGATCGCAAACGCGCGGGATGCCGTCCGCCAGCGCCTCGCCCGAGTATTGCCGTGGGCCTACGGCGCAAACGTCAAGCACGACTACCACCGCGACTACGGCTGGCCCGAGACGTTGGGTTTCGATCAGTTCTATCGGATGTACTCACGGTCGGGCCTCGCCGCGGCCGGCGTCGACAAGACCATCGCCAAGACGTGGCAGACGATGCCCGCGCTATGGGAAAGCGAGAAGCCGGCTGAGAGCGTCACCGAAGCCGCGATCCGCAAGCACTTCACCCGCAAGAAGATCTGGCGCGCCCTGATGGACTGCGACCGGCGGTCACTGGTCGGGTGCTATTCCGGCGCGATCATCCTGCTTCGTGACGGCAAGCGCCTTGAGGAGCCGGTCGATGGCGCGCCCAAGGGCATCGAGAACATCGTCGGTATCATCCCGGCATGGGAAGGGCAGCTAACCGCCGTCGAGTGGGACCAGGACACCGCCAGTGACACGTATGGCGAGCCGTCGTTCTGGCAGTTCGACGAACAGGCGGTTGGCGACCCGAGCGCGACCGGCAAGAGCCAAGTCCGCATCCACCGCGACCGGGTGCTGATTTGGTCCGACGATGGCACGGTCAACGGCCAGTCGGCGCTCGAACCCGGCTTCAACGACCTCACTGACGCCGAGAAGATCAAGGGCGCCGGTGGCGAGGGCTTCTGGAAGTCGTCCCGCGGTGCACCGATCATCGAAGCGCCCAAGGGCGTGTCGCCGCAAGACGTTCAGCGGAGCCTTGGTGTTGGCACGCCAGCCGAGGCGATCGACAAGCTCAACGAGACGGTCGACGACTTCCAGTCCGGCTTCGACAAGGCACTCATGCTCGGCGCGTTCACGGTCAGTCCGCTCAACATCGCCCTGCCCCAGCCCAAGGAGTTCTGGGAGCTGGCGGCGCAGGGGTTCGCGGCCTCGATCAGCATCCCGGTGAAGGTGTTGATCGGCAACGTCACGGGCGAGCGGGCCAGCACCGAGGACGCGAACGAGTGGGCGCAGACGTGCATGTCGCGTCGCGAGAACCGGGTCTTGCCGATCCTCTACGACTTCATCGAGCGGATGGTCGAGTGGGGCGTGCTGGAGCGCAAGGATTGGACGATCGGCTGGGACAGCCTCCAGGAAGCCTCGCCCGACAGCAAGCTCGATCGCGCCGCAAAGATGGCGACCATCAACTCCACGCTCAAGGATGAGCCCGCCTTCCTGCCCGACGAGATCCGCGAGGCCGCGGGGTTCAAGCCGGCCGATGAGGTCGAGGGCTTTGCCGAGTTCTTGGCGCAGCGTCGCGCTGATGCGGAGGACGCGCCGGTCAACATCATCCCCGACGAGGTGCAGCAGTGAAACAGGTCCGCGTCAACGTCTCCACCATCGTCAACGCCAGCAAGATCCGGCGCGAGAAGCGCAACGGGCGCGACGTGGTGATCGTGCCGAGCGCCACCCTGCCCGACAACATCATCATGAACGGGAGCGGCGGGCCGATCCTGTACCCGGCAGCGGAGATCGAGAAAGCTTATGCTGGCCTTGAGCGCACCCCCGCCCCGCTCGGCCACCCCACGGTCAACGGCAAGTTCGTCTCGGCGCGCGATCCCGAGGGGCTGAACCAAGGATGGATCGGCGCGTGGAACGAGAACGTGCGCCGCGAGGGCGGGCGCGTGTTGCTCGACAAGGTGATCGACGTGGCGGTCGCGAACCAGTCGGCGGGCGGAAAGTCGGTGCTGTCGGCAATCGAGAAGCAAGAGCCGATCCACACCAGCACCGGCATCCTCATGATGATGGATGTGGCGAACGCGGCCGACCACAAGTTCGTGGCGCGCGACATGGTGTTCGACCACGACGCAATTCTGCTGGACCAGCCCGGCGCGGCTACTCCCGAGCAAGGTGTCGGCATGTTCGTCAACGCGGCTGGCGACGAGATCGAGGTCATCAACTACGCGCTCGACGAGGACGTTGAGCGCGAGATCGGCTACGCGGCTGAAATGATCGTGCGGCAGATTGAAAGAAAAGAACAAGAACCGTTGATCGAACAGATCAAAAGTTATATGATGCGCCTCATCAAGGGGAACCCGAACCCCGCTGAACCCGAGGGCACCGCCCTCACGGCCAATGGGGATACCATGGATAAGGCGCAGTTCGACGCACTCACGGCCAAGGTGGACGCGCTCGCCGCGCCCCTGAC